CGCAGGAATAGATGTTTATTCATTCACTGCAATTAAAACAGCAACAACCCCAGCATATACAATTTTAGCGTCACAAACTCAATTTAATTAAGGAGATTTTGTAATGCCTATTAACTCAACACGTGGAGCTGGATCAGCAAAAGGATTTGGTTTAACAGCTGGAGCAAAACTAGTTGAAGTTGATTATTTAGTATTAGCGGGCGGTGGAGCTGGTGGAGCTGGTTATGGAGGAGGAGGTGGCGGAGGTGCGGGAGGATATCGTGCATCTGGTTATGGTCCTGCCCCATTACAAGGAACTGCATTAAAAGTAAAATTAGATACATATCCAATAGTAGTTGGTGGTGGTGGTGCCGCATCATATACTAGAGGAGAGGTTTCATCTTTTTCAACAATTACATCAACTGGTGGCGGAGTTGGAGCACATGGAAGCATAGCTCCTGCCGATGCCCCTGGAGGATCTGGAGGCGGAGCAGGTTATGGTCCTGAACCAGGTGGAACAGGAAATACACCACCAACAAGTCCCCCACAAGGTAATGATGGAGGTCCTACCGTAGGTGGTAGTAACTCACAAGCAGGTGGTGGAGGAATGGGATCAACTCCTGCTGCTAATAATAATACTGGAGGAACTGGTGTTCCAAGTACAATTACAGGAAGTGATGTAACTTACGCGGCAGGAGGAGGCGGAGGTAGAGGAGGTACAGGAGGATCAGGTGGTTTAGGTGGTCCAGGAGGATCAGGTGGTCCAGGTAGTCCAGCTCCTGGTATTGGTTGTGGTGGAGGTGGAGGAGGAGATGGAAACGTTCCTGGAGGAAGTGGCTCTGGAGGAATTGTTGTTGTAAGAGCTCCTTCAATTAGATCTTTTTCAGTAAGTCCTGGAACTAATACAACTTCTACAGCACCTAATGGAGATAAAATTGCAACATTTACAGTTACTGGAAATTTAACAATTTCATAATATGGCTCATTTTGCTGAATTAGATATTAATAATAAAGTTTTAAGAGTATTAAAAGCTTGTAATCAAGACATTATAAATAATGGTGGAGAACAATCTGAACAAGCCGCTTTACATTTTCAATCTGTAGTCAAATTTAGTGAAAACGGTGTTAAATGGGTTCAAACTTCTTATAATAATAATTTTAGAAAACAATATGCTGGAAGGAATTATACATTTGATCCAGTAAAAAATAAATTTATATCAATACAACCATTTGCATCTTGGTCGTTAGATTCTAATGATGACTGGAAAGCACCCATTGCATATCCAACAGTTACGACTTATGGAGACAACATAAACTATCTTATTTCTTGGGATGAAAATGAACAAAGATGGTTAGGTAAAGATGATCAAAATAATGAATTTGTTTGGATATCCTCATCTTTATCTTGGATTTCTACAGGAAACTAATCTTTACTTTTACATAAAAATTTAATATAAATTACGTAGAATGAATCTACAGAATTATTATTATTATTTTCAAAATGCATTAACACCTAGATTTTGTGATCAGTTAGTTAAATATGGAACTGCTCAACAAGAACAATTAGCACTCACTGGTGGACAAACAATTAAAACAGAAAAAAATAAATCTTTATCTAATGAAGATTTAAAAGATTTAAAAAAGAAAAGAGACTCAAATGTAGTTTGGTTAAATGATCCTTGGATTTATAAAGAAATACATCCTTACATTTATCAGGCAAATAAATTAGCAGGCTGGAATTTTGATTGGAATTGGTCAGAATCATGTCAATTTACAAAATATAAATTAAATCAATTTTATGATTGGCACTGTGATTCATGGGAAGGACCATATAATGATCCAAAAAATTTAAATATGCATAATAAAATTAGAAAATTATCAGTTACATGTTCATTATCAAGCCCTGAAGAGTATGAAGGAGGAGAATTAGAGTTTGATTTTAGAAACACTGATCCTGATAAACCATCTATAAGAAAATGTGCTGAAATTGCATCACGTGGGTCAATTGTAGTATTTCCTTCTCATGTATGGCATAGAGTTAAACCAGTAACAAAAGGAGTAAGATATTCATTGGTTGTTTGGAATCTTGGATATCCGTTTAAATAAAATATGAGTTTTAAAAAAAATAAATATATAATTATAAAAAAAGCTATATCAGAAGAACTTTCTAAATTCTGTCATGAATATTTTATGATGAAAAGACAAGTAGCAAGAACTATGTTTGACACACGTTATATTAGTCAATTTACAGAATACTTTGGTGTTTGGAATGATCAACAAGTTCCAGAAACCTATTCACATTATTCTGATATTGTAATGGAAACATTACTTGTAAAACTTTTACCAATCATGGAAAAAGAAACTAAATTAAAATTAAATCCAAATTATTCATATGCTAGAATTTATAAAAAAGGAGATGTATTACATCGTCATAAAGATAGATTTTCATGTGAGATATCTACAACATTAAATTTAGGAGGAGATTCATGGCCTATATATTTAGAACCTTCCGGAAAAGAAGGATTAAAAGGAATTAAAGTAGATTTAAAATCTGGTGACATGTTAGTTTATAAAGGTAGTGAATTAGAGCATTGGAGAGAATCATTTAAAGGTAAAAATTGTGCTCAAGTATTTTTACATTATAATAATTTAAATACAAAGGGAGCTAAAGAAAATATTTATGACACACGTTTACATTTAGGACTTCCAGTTTGGTTTAAATCTAAAATTAATGATCATAATAAATAAAATTAAAAATAGTAAAAAGATTAATAAAGAATTATTAAAATTAATAGAGGAAATTAAAAACCCTTATGTAGATGAATTAGGTAATAATGTATCAAATACGGATTGGTCTTTACCTAAAGATTATAAAAGAAAATATTTAGATTATTTTATTGAAATTATTAAACCTTATTTATATAAAATAAATAAAAAATTAAATTCTAAAGAATTTATAATACATAACTTTTGGTTTCAACAATATTTAAAATTAGATAAACATTCATGGCATACACATGAAGGTGCTAATTTTACTAATATTTATTTTGTAGAATTACCAGATAATTCTTTAACGACTGAAATTTTTAAATATAAAAAAATAAAACTTAATGAAGGAGATTTATTAACTTTTCCAGCCTATTATTTTCATAGATCTCCAATAAATAACACGAATAAAAGAAAAACAATAATATCTTTTAATAGCTCTATAAACGGTTTTATAAAATAGAATTACTTTCAATTAAAGGATACAGTAATTGATCTTCTTTAAAAAATATTTTTCTAAAAAAAGTTATTAAAGTTAATCTGTCTTCTTCTTTATTTTTAATATCCTTAAAACTTTGTGAAGAATGAAAATGATGAGCATCAAAAATTACCATTCTATTTGGTTTTGAATTAACTCTTATTGTTTCATTAAAAAATTTATTATTTTCAATACAAGCCTCGTGTGCTTCTTTTCTCTTTTTTTGATTGTTTAAATCTGTATATGATATTTCTTTTTTAGAATTAAATTCTTCATTAGCATGTGGAAAAAATTCTTTTTTTAAAGAATAAAAATTTGTTCCACAGTCTTCATGTGAAGATAAATAAATAATAGCAGTAAAATCACAAATTTGATGATCCGTATGAATAAACCCAAGATCATAGTTATTGGGTTTAATAAATTGAAATCTTTGATCAGCAATAAAACTAATTTTTCTCCAATCAGAAGGATACATTGTGGCAATAATTTTTGAACACACACGTTGAAAAAAACTAGAATTAAATAAATGCATTGGTTTTGATCTTTCTCCTGGCCAAGCTCCATCTACAGCTATTTCACGATCATTTATTGATAATGCGTAATCTTTAACTCCAGCTAAATTTTGGAAAAAATTATCAGCAATTAATATTGGATATTTCATTATTTATTGTTGCATACTATACTTTTTTTATGTAAAAGCAATATTAAATATACATTAGTTTAAAATGAAAATAGCAGTAATAGGTGCAGGTACAGTAGGAGTAATGTCTGTTTTACATTTTTTAAAATATATCCCTAACTCGGAAGTTACTTGTATATATAGTCCAGATAAAAAAATTTTAGGTATCGGAGAAAGCAGTACAATTGTTCTTCCAGAATTATTATGGAACTCTGTTGAATATAATGTTTTTATTGATTCTAATGAATTAAGTTCTACAGTAAAATTAGGAGTCTGTTATAAAAATTGGAGAAAAAAAGATTTTATAAGTCCTATTCTTCCGACTAAATATGCCATGCATTTTGACAATTTTTCTTTATCAGAAAAAATGTTTAATAGAGCTAAAAAAATTTATGGTAAAAATTTTATAATTTTAAATAAAAATGTAAAAGAATTAAAACAAAATGATAAAGAAGTCACAGTTTTTTTTGATAAAGATAAAAAAATATATGATTATGTAATTGATTGTAGAGGCTATCCAGAGGACTATTCTGATTATCATATTTGTACTTCACTTCCTTTAAATAGGGCTTTTGTTAATTTAATACCAGAACCAGGTCATTGGAATTATACATATCACTATGCACATAAAAACGGTTGGATGTTTGGAATTCCTTTAACTAATAGACAAGGTTGGGGTTATTTATTTAATGATCAAATAACTTCTGAACAAGAAGCTATTGATGAAATTAATGAAATATTTAAATCAAATAAAAGTAAAAAAGATTTAAGAGATTTTAAATTTAAACCATTCAGATCAAAAAGTTTTTTAAATAATAGAATTATAAAAAACGGTAATAGAGCGATATTTTACGAACCTTTGGAAGCACTGTCTGGTTCTTTTTATGATAGTATTAATAGATTTTTTTATGATTATATAAATAAAAACATGGAGCATGAAACAGTAAATATACTTCTTGATGAAAGAGCAAAACAATATGAAAATTTTATTGCTTGGGTTTATAATCAGGGCTCTATCTATAATACAAAGTTTTGGAAACATACAAATAAAATAACAAGTAAACATTTTAAAAATAATTCGACTTGGAATATTACAAAAGAATATTTAAAAAAAAATAAAAAAGAATATAAAGAAAATATTTATAAAACTTGGCCTTTTAATAGAATAGCATGGGAGATATTATTTAAAGGTTTTGATACTATTTTATAAATAGTTTAATTAATAGATAGGAACTTATCAAATACATGAAAGAATATAGTTTAAAAGAAGTAAAATTAAAGGAATTAGTTAAAAATATAGACTAGAATATTATCTTATTTAAAAAACAGTGCTATAATAAGCACAAATATGCCATTAAAAAAGATACCTTTACCTCCAGGCTTTGATAAAAATGATACTGCTTCTCAAGCAGAAGGTCGTTGGATTGATGGAGATAATGTACGTTTTCAATACGGATCACCTGAAAAGATAGGTGGTTGGGAACAGATTAATTCATCTATATTAGTAGGAGCAGCCAGAGATATACATTCTTGGTTTGATTTAACGGGTAGACGTTATGTGGTTATTGGAACAGATAAAGTTTTATATGTTCTTTTTGATGAGGTATTTTATGATATTACACCTTTAAGAACAGCACTAACAAGTTGTACTTATACATCGACTACAGGATCTACAACTGTAACGATTACTAAAAACGCACATGGACTTGAAGTTGGTAATTTAATTAAATTTTCATCTGTAACAACACCAGGACCAACTACAACAAGTTTTACAACTGCTAATTTTGAAACTAATTCTTTTGAAGTTAAAACAGTACCAACTGCAAATACATTTACAATTACTATGCCTGTTACAGAAACAGGAACAGGAGTTACTACAGG